AAGATGGCCGGTTTCCGGCTCAGGTAGGGCGAGCGCAGCAGCATCGGGCGGTCCTCCAGCAATTCTATCCAGGCGGTCTGCCTCTAGCGTACCCGTCCCACGCTCTATTGTGAAGATGAACTAGTAGACAGTAGTCAGAAGGGGACGGGCCGTCATGGCTCACCGCATGGTGAACGTCCTACTGACTACCGACTACTGTCTACTGACGACTCCGAAGGCGTGTGGCTGTCGTGCCCCGATGAGGTCGTGCAGGTAACGGTCAATAAGGTGTCCAACGCCAAGCGCGGCAAGAGCGATCTGGCGACGCTGCTGCCGTGGCTGCGCCGCTACAAGGATTGGCTGACCGACCGCGTGCGCATCAATAAGTACAAGGGCGCGTTTCTTTGGACGATCAAATTGCAGGGGGCCGACCGCAAGACGATCGACCGCAAGCGCATGGAGTACGCCTATCCGCCTGAACCCGGCAGCATCGTGGTACACAACGAAAGCGAGGAGTGGGGCGCGGTGCAGCCGCACATCGACGCGGATAACGTGGCGGCCGATGGTCGAGCCATCAAGCTGATGATCGCTATGGGCGCCGGTCTGCCGGAACACTACCTATCGGAGGGCGGCGAGGTCAACTACGCCACGGCGTCCGAGATGGGACTGCCGACGTTCCGCAAGTTCCAGCGCCGGCAGGACCAGTTCGCGCTGCTGATCCGCGCGATCATCGACCGCATCATCATTGAGGCGGTGCGGGCAGGGACGCTGCCGGCGGGGGTGGACCGCGCGTACGAGGTGACGATGCCCGAGCTGGCGCCGGACGACAATGCGCAAGCGGCGCAGGCGGCGGCGACAATGGCGACGGCGCTGACGACGGCGCGGGCGCAGGGCTGGGTTAGCGACGAAACGGCGATGCGCCTATTGTACGCCAGCGCCAACGCGCCGATTGACGTGGCCGAGGAGCGTGAGCGCATCGTGCGGGAGCGGGGCGCGGCCCTCACCCCCAACCCAAACGTAGGAGCCTGACCTTGAGTCGCCGGGAGACCTTTTAAGGTCCGTGGCCTGCCATGACCTTTTAAGGTCAGGCTCCGGGCCTGGGCGACGTGGATATTGTATTGGAGTCCATATGCACGACGAGCAGGACCATGAAACCGCGCACCGTCATCACGGCCATCAGGCGGGGCGGCGGCATCAGGGGGTATACCATTATCAGCGCCACCGTGGCTGGCAGCCCCATCCGCATGAGTACACGGCGCGGCAGCGCGCGGAGGAGCGTCCGCCAGGGGCGGTCGAGCTCGTGGCCGGGGTGGAGCGGGCGCCGGTCCACCCGTACCGGCAACATGTGTCGGTGCGGCGCGTGGCGCTGCCGCGCGGCACGGCGCCGCTGGTCGAGGCGGGAACGGTCGCCACGTACGACCCGGTGAGCGGGACGGCGATGGTGCGGTTGGAGGGAGCGCCAACGCGGCTGATCGGACCGGCGCGCGTGACGGCCTGCGCGCCACGCGACCTCATGATTACGGGGGCGTCATGCCTCGTCATCTTGCTCGACCCGCACAATCCGGCCGACGCCGTGGTAGCGGCGTTATGGCCGCCGCCAGGTGTGCCATCAGGCGCCCGGTTGACGCAGGCGGGCGTCGCCAGCATCGGGATCGCGGGCGCGAGCGCGGCCAGTGTCGCCGTTCCGTTCCCATCTCCCTACGCGGGGACGCCGGTCGTCGTGGCAACATCGACGGATACGGAATGGGCGGCCACCGTCGGCGACATTACACCGAGCAGTTTCACGCTGACCGTGAGCGCGTCTACGCCGTCGACGGGGACCGTCGCGGTCGAGTGGCTGGCATGTGGGGCGTAGTCGATGGTCGAAAGTCGAAAGTCGAAAGTCGGAAGTCGAAAGTCGAAAGTCGGAAGTCGGAAGTCGGAAGTCGGAAGTCGAAAGTCGGAAGTGAGGACGGCTCCCCTCTCCCGCGCCAGGGAGAGCCGGTTGGGCTGTCGGAGCGGAGCGCAGAGAGACCAATCCGCATGGGTGGGGGGGTGAGGGCCGCGCGGTCTGAGTGTGTTTCTTGACGCGCGGAATGCTCGTGCTACAATAGCTTTTGTAAATAGAACGCAAGTTCTATAAAGTGGTCGTGGAGGGGGTGAGAGATGAATAGCGCGCGGTACGTCGGGGCGACGGGCTTGGGGGCGCGGGCGGGGATAGGGGCGGGGTCGTTGCGCGACGCGCTCGACCGCGACGGTTGCGCCTTCGGGCAGGTCACGCGCGAGCGGCTCGACAACATGTCGACGCGGCTGCAGGGCTTGCAGGCCACGGTCAATGCCATCGCCATCGGGGTCACGTTGCAGCTGGTGGCGTTCCTCTTCGCGGTCGTCGTGTTCTTGCTCAATCATGTGAGATAGAGGCCCTCACCCCCAACCCCTCTCCCTGTGCGCGGGAGAGGGGAGCCACCCATTAAGTCACGGGGTTCTCCTCTCGCCCCTTGAGGGAGAGGGGTTGGGGGTGAGGGGGAAAGGGGCGACTACATGCTCGACGCGCGGAAACTGGCGCGGATCGCGGGGAACAGGGCGCGGATGCGGCAGGGCCGGACGCGGACGGTGACCCTGATGTACCGCCGCCCCGAGGGGACCGCCTACGTGGCGGCCGATGTGGTGTGGCGCGCGCAACCGTACGCGGAGCCGGCGGCGGCGCCCGTCGGGGCGGCAGGCGGCGCGGGGGCGGAGCCCGTGGCGGTGCGCGCCGAGTTCCCGCCCGCGCTAGATCCCCGACTCGTCACACTTGTCGCCGATACGCCAGACGCCACGGCCGAGGCGGTGGCGTCCGCGTCACAATACGTCGTGGCGCGCTACCACGCCGCCGGGATCGTAACCGATCGCTGGGTGGTGGAACTCAAGAGGTTGAGATAGGGAAACCCTCACCCCCACCCCGTGGCTAACTGGCCCCTCGACCCTAACCGCGGGATCGACGGTCCAGCGCGCTCTCCCTGTGCGCGGGCGAGGGGAGCCGCCCGTTAAGTCACGGGTTTTCCCCTCGCCCTTTGAGGGAGAGCCGGTTGGGCTGTCGGAGCGGAGCGGAGAGAGACCAATCCGCATGGGCTGGGGGTGAGGGAAGATAGTGAAAGGAGGCGAGCCTATGGCCTGGCAGCCGCGCTGGCGGCACATCAGCCAGCTGTACCGTCATACCGGGGACCCGGTGGGGGCGCTGGAAGGGGCGAACGATTGTTACGAGGCGTCCCTCGCGCGCTATTTGCGCGAGCAGGGCTATCCGTTCGCGGGGGACGATGCGGCGCTGGTGGGCGCGATGCGCCTGCTGGCGACCGGGCAACCCGATCACGCGGGGCAGGGCTGGACCACACTGGAGCAGGGCGGGCGGACCCTCGACGCGCTGGGCGTCACCTGGCGCTGGACGGGTCGCCTGGCCGAGGCGCGCGCCGCCGCGTGGGCGCTCTGCTGGGTGCGCGCGGCCTGCTTGCGCACGGCCGCGCCGAACATGGTCGACGGACGGCGGGTGTACACGGACTACCCACTGTGGTGGCTGGGCGGCGGCGGTGCCCCGGACCACTTCATCCTGCGGCTGCCCAACGGCGCGTTCAATGACCCGCTCTCGTACTGGAACGGCGGGAGCGACACGGTCTACACGGATACGAGCCTCGCCGCGGCTTTCGGAGGGGCCTATGTGCTGGAGCGGTCGCCGTGGACGGCGACACGAACGGCCGGCGCCGCGCCACGTCCGTCGCGCGACGCGGCGTCCCTGGTCGTCGCCTGTCCCGAGGGGCTGCATCTGCGCCGGGCGCCCACACTCGCGGCGGAGGTGCTGGCGACGCTGCGGGACGGCGAGGAGGTGCGCGACGCCTACGCCGACGCGTGCCTCTGGACCTTCGTGAGCGCCCACAGCCTGCACGGGTGGGTGCGGCGGGAGTACGTACGAAGTCGAAAGTCGTGAGTCGAAAGTCGTGAGTCGTGAGTCGTGAGTTCCACTCTAGCAATCTGGACTCCAACTAATGACGACTTATGGGGCAACGGCTAGTGACTCACGACTTTCGACTGGCGACCTCCGACTCACGACTCACGACTCACGACTTTCGACTTTCGACTTTCGACTATGGAGGAAAGATGCACGACGAGTTGCTACGCGCGGTGATCGGGTTGGAGTATCAGGCGGCGTTGCTGGCGGCGCCGCCGTTGACGACGCTGGGGGTGGGCTGGGTGGCGCGGCTGATTCTGACGCATCTGCGCGACCGGCGCGCGGCGGGCTACGCGGCGCGGCTGGTGGCGTGGGCCGAGCAGGTCATCCCGGCCAAGAGCGCGCGCTACGGCGAGGTCGCGGCGTTGCTGGCGCGACGCTTCCCCATGTTGTCGGGCGAGCAACTGGAGGTGCTGATCGAGAGCGAGGTGCTTGACCTCAAGACGGCGCTGCGCGCCGCGGTCCCGGCGAGCGCGGCGGCCACGACGGGCGTTGTCGCGGCGGCCGCCACGACGACGGATAGCGGCAAGGGCGCGGCCATCGGTGGCGAGGCAGTCGCGGCGGCGTCGGTCGTGGCCGCAGGGTCCGCTCAAACCACGCAAACGGCGTTACGCGTAGGCGGGGCGTAAGCCGCCGGTCCGTCTCTACTGGGAGCGCCGGCATCCTGCCGGCATACGATCGAGACCACGACGTTTGCTATTGGCAAACTACTCGCCCGCGACGGCAGGGCTCGTGCATTATCAGCAAGGCCGAGGCGCACGACGCATTGTAATCAGACAGGGCCATATAGCGATACAGCTGCCCGCGACGGCCTGCCAGCTGGAAGCCGGCGCTCCCAGTAGATGCGAACTGGCTTACTAGCGGTGGAAGGGAGGGAACGGTGGCAGAAGACGGGGCGATGACATATGCGCTGCCGGGGGACGAACCTGGCGATCGAGATGGCGGCGACGCGTCTAACGGACCTGACGCGTACGCTGGGGCGTCGGTCACGCAGCCGGCGTGGGGGTGGGGATTGGCTCTGTTGGGTCCGCGGGACGATGGGGATGTGGCCCAGGCGCTCGCGGGCTTGCCGGCGGACGCGCGCCTCTACGCGGCGCGCCAACAAGTGGCCGAGCGGCGTGACCTGGGAGCGCGGTTGGGCTCGTATCAGGAGTATCGGCCGGAGCCGTTCGAGGGGACAGAAGGTTGAGTGGCGAGTGGCGAGTGGCGACAGTTACGAGTAGGGAGGGTATGACTTGGACAAGCATCCTAGCATGACGACGCCGAGCGAAACGTATGACGCGCGCGATGGGGGACCGGGTTGGCCGCCCGACCGCTTCACGCGCATGGTGATGGATACGACGCCGGCGGGAGCGGGAGTGACGGGAACGGTGGGGATAGATACGCCCGCCGCGCACTCCTACGCGAACGACACCAACATGGAAGCTTTTGACGCGCTGCCGCCCTACGCCATGACCGGCGCGGACATGGCGGACCCGGCGCGCTACACGGGAGCCGTGTAAGGAGCCTGCGACTGCGGTCGCATGGCAGACCACGGGCACTGCGGTGCGGGGCTGCGTCGGAGCGCCGCGTATAGGGGGCAACAACCGACCGCAGTCGGCGTAACGCTGCCATGCGACCGCAGTCGCAGGTATTTGGAAGGAGGTCGACATGCCCGAGTCCGATGACGCCGCCGAGGCTATGCCGGGGCGAGTGCGCATCGTGGCCAGCCTGCGCGAGGCGGTGATGGATCGGGAGCGGCGCGCGGTGGAAGTGGTGTGCATCCGCGCCGGACTCTCCAAGAACGGCAACTACTACGCGCCGGCCGTGGTGCGGGCGATGGCGCCGCTGTTCGAGGGCGCGCGCGCCTTCGCCGACCACCCCGCCCCCGGTGAGCGGCCCGAGCGCAGCATCCGCGATATCGTGGGCTACTACAAAAGCCCGCGCGTCGACGACGAGGGGACGCTGCGCGCGACGCTCAAAGTGGCGCGCGGGGCCGAGTGGCTGTGGGACCTTGTGCGCGAGGCGGTCGAGGAGGGGCAGCCCGACCTGATCGGGCTCTCCATCGACGCCGACGCGCGTGTGGCGCCCGGTCGCGTGGAGGGCCGCGCGGCGCGCGTGGTGGAGGCCATCACGCGCCTCAACTCGTGCGACGTGGTCACGCGCGCCTCGGCCGGTGGCCGCCTTGAGCGCATCCTGCAAGCCGATTCAGAGTCGTCGCTGAGATACGGAGACACGGAGGATAGAGGGGAGATGAGCATGGTAGAAGACGGCGCGATAGCGAACAAGACGCCGGAAGGTCAAGAGACGGCCGAGGGGGCGGTAGATACAAAGGAAACGTTCGTGTCTCCAAGTCTCCGCGATGAACATGTCGAAGAGTCCCTCCAGCAGTTGCGCGAGGAGGTGCGGCGCGAGCGGCGCTTGCTGGCTTGCGAACGCGAACTCGACGGGGCGCTACGCGCGTGCGCGCTGCCCGCGCCGGTGCGTGAGCGCGTGGAGCGGCGCTTCCGAGGGCGCCTGTTCGAGAGCGGCGACCTGGACGCGGCCATTGCCGACGAACGCGATATGCTGGCCGCGCTGACCGACGCGGGTCTGGTGCGCGGTATGGGCTTCGAGAAGAGCATCCGCGTGGGCATGAACGAGGCCGAGAAGCTACAGAAGGCCTTCGACCAACTCTTCGACATCCACGAAGGCGAGCGTGTTCCCACGCTCGGCGGCATCCGCGAAGCCTACGTCGTGGCGACCGGCGACGCGGCGATCAGCGGCGTGACCGCGCCCGAGCGGTTGCGCGAGGCCGACGTCACTACGGCCACCTTCTCGTACCTGCTCGGCACCAGCATGAACAAGCGCCTCCTGCATGATTATCAAGCGTGGCCCAGCGAGTGGCAGAAGTTCTGCACGGTCACGCCGATCCGGGACTTCAAGCAACAGGACCGCATCCGGCTCGGCGCGTTCGGCTCGCTCTCGACCGTGCCCGAGGACACGGCCTACACCACGCTGACGCTCGCCGACACGCGCGCGATCTACACGCCGCAGAAGCGCGGCAATCTGGTAGCCGTCACGCGCGAGACGGTGGTCAACGACGACCTGCACGCCATCCGGCAGATCCCCGGTAAGTTGGCCGTCGCGGCGGCCTTCACGCTGGCCGAGTTCGTCTACAGCTTCTTGACGGCGACGAGCAACATCTACGATGGCAGCCCGCTGTTCACCAAGGGGGGCGCGCACAACAACAGCGCGGTGACGACGGCGGGGACGGCCAACAGCGGCGCGGCGCTCGCGTCGGCGGCGATGCAGAGCGGCGTCACGGCGATGCGACGGCAGACCAACCTGGCCGGCAAGCCGATCGGGCTCAAGCCGCGCTACCTGGTGGTCTCGCCCGAACTGGAGTGGCAGTCCATGGTCATCACCAAATCGGCCGGGGCGCCGGGCGTCAACTACAACGACATCAACCCGATGCTGGGCTACGCCGAGGTCATCGTGGCTCCGCAGCTGACCAGCGCGACGGGCTGGTACCTGGCCTGCGACCCGCGCGTGGTCGACACAGTCGAGATCGGCTTCGTCGGCGGCCAGCTAAATCCCGTCCTGTTCGTGCAAGACCAGCCGCTCTACGGCGCCAACTTCACCAACGACGTCCTTACCTATAAGGTACGCCACGAGTACGGCGGCGCCGTGGTGGACTACCGGGGGTTGTATCAGGGGAACAATTAGTCGGGAGTCGGGAGTCGGGAGTCGGGAGTCGGGAGTCGGGAGTCGGGAGTCGGGAGTCGTCAGAAAGTCTATCCAAGTCGGTAACATCGCGTTCCATCGACGCGCCTGCGACCAATAACTGGCGACTCACGACTCACGACTATGAGGGAGTGAGCATATGCCCTATTACGATAGCAGCGGGAACGCGCTGGTGGAGGTGGGCGGGCTGGCGCCGGTGGCGGCGCCGCAAACGGCGCTGGCGGCGACGACCGATACACCGGTGGCCTTCGCGCAGCGCGTGCGTTCGTACCTTGTACAGAACAATACGGCGGGGCCGATCTATCGCGCGCTCGACGCGCCGGCCGGAACAGGCTCGTTGGCGATAGCCGCCGGGACAAGCTTCGCCGAGGCGGCTACCGTCTCCGTGCTGCATCTCTATGCGCCGGGGGCCACGACCGTCAACGGCGCGGCCGCGGGCGGCATCGTCGTCGAAGGGCGGATGTAGCGATGCCGTACACGGGTGGTCCGCCAGCCGGAACGCAGCCGGCGATCTTCGCGCCCGACGGGGCGCTCGACGCCTGGACCGCGGCCAGGAGCGCGGCAGGACGGGGTATCGTGGCGGTAGCGGGAATCGGTGACTCGATCCTGCGCGGGCACTACGCCACGGCGCGCTCCAACGGCCACTTCTGGGCGCGGTTCGTGGCGGCGCTACAGGCCAAGTACGGCAGCGCCGGCGAGGGCTTCAAGCCGGTGTCGGACACGCTCGACAACGCCTACACCTACGCCAGCTTCAGCGCCGTGACGCAACCGTGCTGGACCTACAGCGGGACGTGGAACCAATTTGGCGCGACCTATGGCGTGGGGGGCCAGGCGCACCAGAGTCCCAACGGGTCGGGCGCGGCCACGGGCCTCTTCAGCGGGACCGGCGTTGACGTGATCGGGCTGCGGCAGCCAGGCGGCGGTCCCTACACCGTGACGATCGACGGCGCGCCCTACGACCAGTACGGCGTCGCCTACGGCGCGGGCGGGAACGCCTCGGCCTACGCGAGCAGTGCGGCCAGCCCCGTCGTGTATTTCTCCGCGCGCGGCCTCGCGCCCGGCGCGCATACGATTGTCATCGCGCCGCAGGCGGGGCTGCTGTGGCTGCACGGCTTGGTCGCCTACAACGGCGTGGGGCGGGGCATCCTACCCTACGCTATGTCCTACAGCGGCAAGAGCGCCTACCAAACGTTGCTCAACACCAGGGTGGACTCAGCGCGCGCCTCGGTCGAAGCGTGGGCGCTTCCGCCGAAGTTAGTCGTCGTCGAGCACATCGTCAACGACATGCAGCAGGGGATAGCGTTCGACACCTACGAAGCGCTGTCGCGGCGGCTATGCGACTCGGCCAGGGTCGCGGGGGCCTCGGTCCTCTTCGTGATCCCGTTCATCGGGCCCATGGCAGGGTCGTGGGCCAACCTGGCGACGGCGCACGCCTACATCGACCGCGTCTACAACGTCGCGCGGCGCCACAACGCAGCCGTGCTCGACATCAACGCGGCGTGGGAGGCGCTCGGCCCGGCCGTCGCCGCGGGCTACATCGGCGTCGGCGACGCGCACCCGGTCGACGCGGGCCACGCCGATATCGCGGCGCGGCTGATCGGGTTGTTGGCATAAGGAAGCCTGCGACTGCGGTCGCATGGCAAACCACGATGGCCTGCGACTGCGGTCGCATGGCAAACCACGATGGCCTGCGACTGCGGTCGCATGGCAGCAACCACCGACTGCGGTCGGGTTGTTCTTGACACCGCAGTGTCCGTGTGCTGCCATGCGACCGCAGTCGCAGGCGTTAGGGGGTGAGATATGGCCTACACACCGCCCGTCCAGGCGACGGCGATCGAGGGCTTGCAGATCGACGCGAGCGGGGGCGTGCAGCCGGCGCCGAATCCGACGGTGCAGGCGGGGCGGCAGTTGTGTTTCGCGGGGCAGACGGCGAACACGAGCGCGGGGGCGGCGGCGAACCAGGCGTTGGGCGCGTTCAGCGTCCCGGCGGGGACAGCCAACGGCGGTACGATCGCGGTCCCCAACGCGCTGGTCGGGACGGGCTCGTACGTGTTCCTGCAACCAACAGGGAACGGCGGCGCGATCACGGGGCTGGCCGTCACCGCGACGGCGGCGGGGCAGTTCACCGTGACCCTGTACAGTTCGGGCGCGACGACGAGCGCGACGGATATGTGGTATTTGGTAGTCAATTAGGGGCGCGGCCCTCACCCCCGACCCCTCTCCCTGACGCGGGAGAGGGGAGCTATAAGGATAATTCATGACCCTTATTCTCTCCTACACACCCGCCGGGACGCCAGGCGGGCATCCGACGCTGGTAGAGGCGGTGGCCGATCTGCGCCAGGACCTTTTCGACCGGACGCAGGGACTGGACGCGGGCGTGACGCCGCGCTGGGGCGACGACGATCTGGTGCGTGCGCTCGACCGCGCCGTCGACGACTATTCGTTCGTCGCGCCGCTCGTGGGCGCGGTGATGACGGCGACACTGCCGGGGACGCGCTGTTACGCCTACCCACCCGGCGCGTGGTGGATCGAGAGCGTGGAGTACCCCAGCGGGCTCTACCCGCCCGCGCTGGTCCCGTTCGAGGAAGGTGTCACGCCGAGCCTCGGAACCCCATCGGCGGCGCCGGCGGCAACGGCAAGCGGCGCGACCGGCCCGCTCGATGGGACGTACGCGTGGGGCGTGACGTTCTTCAAGAGCGGCGGCGAGACGACGCTCGGTCCACTCTCGGCGCCGCTGACGTTGCATGGGGGCGCGGCCCTGTTGAGCGGGATACCACTGGGGCCGCCAGGGACGGTCGGGCGCGGCGTCTATCGGACGCGGGTGGGAGCGGGGACGGGAGCGGCGTTGGCTGGGCAAGTCCTCGACAATGTGACGACAGAGTGGGTCGACGTCGCGCCCGATGCGGCGCTGGGCACGACGCCGCCGGCGTCCGATAGCACGGCCAACCTGGCGCAGTTCACGCTCAAGCTCCCGCCGGAACGGCTGCCCGTCGATACGAGCGGCGCGCTCACCGTGACCTACGCCGGCAAGCACCAATTGACGCAGGCGGGGACAAGCATCCCTGAGCGCCACCACGACATCGTGCTGCTGGGCGCGGCGGCCTACGCCATGCTCTCGTATCAGGCGGGGACGAACGACCTGTTCGAATACCAGGTGAAATACACCTTTTCAATAGGTTTCTAAAATAAATAGGGTAAATCCGATTTTCCTGAGATTTATTGATAGATTTTTGATGAAAATAGAAGCTGATCACGGTCTATTTGAGCAGTGGTAGGAGTGATCGCAACGCCTGTGAGATTTTGGTGAGATTTTTTTGGATATTTCTTGTGAGATATTTGTGAGATGAGGATGATGTTTTTTTTGGAAGACGCATCAGGATTATTGATTTAGCAGCCGTGGCTGCGAAATAAGTAATAATCACGTTTAAGCGCGGAGGACCGGCGTAACACGCTTACTACACCTGTGATCCTGAAGTCATAAGAAACGGTGTTGAATCAATGATTACGCTCCCAATCTCCTACGAAGCATAGCCGACAACCCAACGACCATAGTAGGCTGTTAGGAGAAAGAATGTAGCGTCCAGATACAACGGCTGAAAGTGGCAATGGGTCACATACACTAGTTCATACGCCAAGCGAGGAAACAATGAGCACAATTATTACAAGCGCCGACGCTATTCCCACGGCCCCCTATTACGTCCTCACGGACGATTCATTCATGAGTGATTGGGGTGAAGCGGCAGGCCGCGTGAACACGATTATCTTACCCTGCGCCGACCATACGGAAGCCGATGTCGTGGCAACCAACGCCCGCAACCGTGATGAGCAACGCAACGTGCGCGTCCTTGACCACAAGCCTGCTCTCTCATCAGGGGTGATCTACAGCCTTATGCTCAAGGAGGAGGCGGGACGATGGTATACGCCGGGCGCGTTCGAGTCTGAGCCAACCAATCAACCGTTTAACGGGTGGTCGAATTACGCGACGTGGGCCACCGACTTGTGGATTACGAACGATCATGATGGCTACGATGCCGCGTGTGCGGCTATCAAGAACGGTGGGGCTAACGCACTACGCGCCTACGTCGAAGGTCTGCCCGACATTAAGCAGGCGATAGAATGTTCTTTGCCTACCTCTGGACTAGCCGCTGACCTTTATGAGGACGAACAACAGAACGCCCGCGAGACACGCAACAAAACTCAGATTATGCGGGACGCTCTGGACAAGATTAACTTTCACGAAATCGTAGAGGCGCTACAAGAGGAGTAGGAGTACAACAGGCAAGGTCGAAACAGCAGCTAGATTGGCAAAAGAGGCGGTAGCTCGATAAGGGCTACCGCTTCTTTTATTTGTGTTGCTGGTACGGGGCAAGCTAGACGGCTGCTGTTGAGGTGGTTGTCTTTCTTTCCTAGGCATTCACGGCTTTGCGGGTAGAGGCGTGTCAGCCGAGAAAGAGCTTACGCCTTTTCTCAACACAAGAAGACACATTCAACCCAGTTTTTTCTCCTTGCCCAACGCAACCTAGCGTTAAAGCTCATTATTCGATTATTCTTGGAAAACTTCTCAAAATAATACCACAATACTTTTATTGTTTCACAATTTAGCTCTTTATGGTATACTAATAGCATATGCCGTAATGTCTGTGTTACCGGCAGTGCCAGCAGCTAAACGGTATGGCGAGTTGCCTTTTAGGCTGCGTAGATCACGAGTTTGTGGAGGTTAAACATTTTGTTGACAGTTCATTTCCCCTGAGCTGTCAGCCGCCGATTTTGACGGCCATATCAAAAAACTCATGGGGGAAACCATGCCTCGCAAGAATAATCCAAAGCCCCATCTTACTGTCGAGTATCGTCACGTCGAATGTGACGACGAAGAGCAACGAATAAAGCAGGCGATAAAAATCATTTACAATGCTGCTCGTCGTACACCTGTAATACGTACCGACACGCCGAATGAGAGAAAGGCTGCATAGTCAAAATAGAACAAACGTTCAATTAAATCGCGGTCATAGTGAGTCGGAGCAATCGACCTAAGACGTAGGTGAAGGAGAAAATAATGATTAACGTAGGCCGTGACGAAGAAGCCCTGTTGAATCGGGGAAGAAAGCCGACTGACGGGGAGAAAATTGATGCGCGTCTCCAATTGTGGGTGACGCGCAGTTTCAGACGACAAATGGAACGTGAAGCCATCGACGCAGGTTACACGTCTGTCAGCAATTACGTGCGGGAACAAAAGCTTGGTTGCCATGTTCCCACCGCAACATACAACAAATAAATAAGCAAGCTCAGAAACGAAAACGGGTGGTCACTACGCGTAATAATGACCACCCACATTTACCAAGGAGTATTTACCATGACAGTACAACATAGACTTACGGCGTCCGATCTTCTTACGACAATGCCTATTAAGCTGCACAATTCATATTACCGTGCGGGAATAACCCATCTCTGTAGTAACACTCCGCGCGACCACAACAATATGCACCCGCGATGGGAGATATAGCATGGGTATGTTCGATACGATAACAGCGTTAATGCCTATCTCCGAACCGAACATCAATACAGGTGTTGTAATCCTTTTGGATGAGCATGGAGAGAAGCAAAGTACATTTAGTCGAAGACAAAAGATTATAGGAGCGCATGGAGCAAAACTTTTCGTGCGCGGTATAGGTAATTATCTTTGGGTTTCCGGTAGTTTCTCCAAGTTTTTACAAGGTCATAATGTATTCGGCACGTCCGATTTTCGCGCATTGTGTTGTGAAACATTTTCCCGCGTAGCCACGGTTCTGGATATTCAGGTGACACGGCGGGACGTACAGGCGTGGGAATCGGGCAATTTCATAGTACAGAAGATTGATTTCACGGAGTCGTACAGGCTTGAGTCACCCGAACAGCCAGAACAATGGATTCGGGCAGCTTTAGCGGGAGGGCATGGGCAGTGGCAGGATGTCGTTCCCCAGGCCGGTCTAACAGGCACAACTCTTTACATGGGGCTTAGGTCAGATCGTTCCACATTGAGAATCTATGGCAAGGGAGCGGAGTTGCGGGCTGCTCATCATCGTCTACCACGTACTCTTGATCGACGTACTGATATTCTCAACTTCGCGGCTCCTTTACTGCGGGTCGAAGTTAGTCTAAAGAGTCGCGCCCTGAAAGAGGCGAACTTAGATAGGGCGGCGCAGTGGTTCGATCCCGCAATAGCCGACGCAGTGCTAACAGAGAAGAAAAACCGGCTAGAAGTGTACGACGTAATGAAGCTTGAAGACAACGTAGAGCAGCGGTTGTCAAGAGAGCAACAGCTTGTCTACATTGCATGGCGCTCAGGCTCAAATATGCGGGCACTGTTAGGGGAAGGGTTTGCCAGGTATCGCAGGATGCTGAAAGGCTATGGGATTGATATAGCGCAACCCCCTTTTCTAGTCGCCCAAGAGCGATACCTGTTAGGAGCGCCACTGAAAAGCTTCATCACAGGTGCAGGCGTAGAACCGCCCGATTGGGCCAGGAAGTCGCCACTTCTCGCTTGTGCTTAACAAAAGTACAGTCAACTGGATTAATTTAGCCGGTGTCAGTGTTTGGCTACTTCTATAGATCGCAGCGAGAACCACTAGAACGTGCAGTAAGAGAATTTGCTCTTACTGCACGTTCTATGTTCTTGTCGAATCCATTAAGTATCTGAAACGCGTACGTTGAGGACTCTCCATAACCTTTACGCCTTTTCATCCGGTGGTCATGGATGAGCCTCATTTAGGGACCATGAAGGACTTAGAGAAAGTTGAGAGTTATATAAACTACGAGAAGAGACAAACCAATGCAAAGAGCAGGCGAACATACAGTTGGCTTTAGATGGCTCTGAGAAGGCTCACAACGGGCGTTGGGAATAGAATGGACCCTCTACCCATCGCTTGCTAATCTAGTCTTCTCAAGCATTTTATGCTTTTTTTGATTTTATTATGGGATTAGACGTGATCCAACCAAGGTAGCACGAGTGACGGTTGCGGGAGTCTGAGAAATGAGCGAACAAGCGGAGTCAGCGGGTACATATAGTTGACTGTACCTATTCACTGGCGATAGTGACGACGTATTTCATGCTAGAGTTACTCGCCGCAGAAAGCACACCGTAGCCAATACATCTATTGGCAAAGGCAAGAACAACAACGCGAGTCCGTTGACACGGGAAGGGATCGACGGAGCCGAAGGCTTGTGAACGACCAAAGGCTTGTGGACGACAGGATTGAACGAGATTACCCTTCCCGATCTGTTCACGGATACAGCTATCGTGCCGAATGCAGACGGCGTAGCCTGTACAACTGGTAAGGCCTTATGCTGGTACGGTGCGAACACGGTAGAGAACGCTGTCGTCGTAGTGCCGATGATAGGAGTGACAGCGACAAGCGCGAGAAGACTGACGACGTAGATTGACACGCAAAAGATGATGCTGGATACTACGCGCCGCATAATTCGCCTCCCAATAGTACGCGGGACAGTTCTATCGGCAAGCTAGCGAGAGTGAAGCTCACGGTGACGCCGTGTTATGGCGCTAACAAGCAGAACTGTTTGTACAGTAACTGTACACCTTTTGGCGCAGAGTAGCGTGGTCTGACTATTCCTCTGTTAGAGTAGTCTTCCGCTTTCTCCCGCTCTTACCTTGCCCACTAGTAGCAGCGGGTGAATCATTTTGGCGCACGGCCAGGCCAGTCTCTGTTAGTCGGTATTCCAGTGCAATACCACGTTGTTTTGCCCGCCGACTGAGAGCCATACGCGTACCACGTTGTTGCTTCGAGTCGGCCATGTCTACCTGCATGATCTTACCGGCGCTTACTTCATCCAAAAGCTCGTCCCACGGCGACCGCTTTGTTGACGATTCTAGCTTCTGCCAGTCTTCGGGGCTTATCTCGCGGTAATCGACCATATCTCAATATCCTTGTGCTGTTCATGGACGTACTCTATCGTTGATATACAGTAATTGACGACTCGATACTAGTAGTTATGGTTCCGGCAATAGGTCATTTCCGTGGCTGCGGGAATAGGTATCAGTTCATTTCTGTAATCACGGAAAGTTGACACTTTACAGTTGTGAAATTTTTATACTTTACGAGTGAAATAGGCGATACGTGTTAAAGAAACCATTGTTTTTCGAGCGACCCAACGCGTCACAAATCGTGTAACTTTGCCTGTTTGTGAGGCAGTTCTTTATCGTGCCCTCACGCGCACGCGGGAAGCCCAAGGGATTAGACGGTTTCACCGCGATGAAGGTGCTGAGTTCCAGCGCCCGTCTTCGTGTTCGCCCGCATGTTTATTAATGTTATCTACCATCTCTTGCGCTAATTTCTCGGTACGCTCTCTCAGTGTTCCTCGTGATTTTTGATTGTCATTTTCCGTTTGTTTCGTGGTAGGTGGCTTTTGCTCGACTTCGTGCTGACCCGCATATGTGTTGAGGTTATCAAGCATTTCTCTGGCGATACCATCAGCGAGTGCATTAAGTCCTTCCGTGCTCAGACGCACGTCGTCCTCAGGAGCCTTTAGTTCCGTGGTGGACGACTCATTAGCTGCTGTCTGTCGTGCAGCGGCAATCAGCGCCAGGGCCGCATCGACGGTGGCAGGGAACATATAGTCGCCATCGTCCCGTACGACGATCCGGTAGCGGTCCCCAAGCTTCTCTTGCAACGCGTCAAGAGCAACTTGGTCCGTAATTTCAAGGATGACACCCGCCATTGGCGTAATATATCTAGGGATTCCCA